CATCGTCGCTCAAACTTTTAATCTGACCGCCGCACAAGTTGCAACTGGCAGCATTGCAGCAGGCTACATCCCCGCAGGCGCTGCAATCACATCAGTGCAAATTTTGACAACTACTTTGTTTGCTTCAGCTACTACGCTAAAAGTAAGCATTGCTGGCGTTGATACCGCGAGCGCATCCACCATTACCTCGGCAGGGACTATTGCAGTTTCTTTTGCTGCGGGCTTTACCCCCACGCAGGCTAACGTTGGCGCTACCGATGCCGCTTTGACCTTTACAACTACCGGTTCTTCTGTTACCGGTGCAGTGACTGTTATCGTTGCCTACGTAGTGCGCGATTCAAGCGGCGCAATGGCCCAACCAGCCAGCCAACAGTAATTAATCTCAGGGGCTTTGGCCCCTGCTTCATAGGAGATTGATTATGAATCAGACACCTGTAAAACAGGCACACCTAAATGGTAGTGGGTTCTTTGTTCTTGGGCGTAACCGAGTAAAAGCCATTTCGTTTACCGGAACAACAACCGCTGGATTTGTTGCGCTATTTGATACAACTACAGCCCCAATAACTACGGCAACCTATGGACGTTCTGGTACAACTGTAACTGTTACGCAATCTGCACATGGCTTGGCAACCGGCGATGTAATTGGGATTGACTTTGCAGCAGGCACAGGCGGAACGGCTACTAATGGAAACTACGTAGTCACAGTTACAAACTCAAGCACGTTCACCGTTACAGATATCAACTCTGGCACTATTACAGCAAGCCCTAGCATGGTGTATGCAAGCCGGTGGCTAATGTCGTATGACGTAGCTGCATCGGATACATATAACAACGCCCCATTTATCCCCGATGATGGAGTAATTGTTGTTAATGGAGTCTATGCATACTTGTCCAACGTAGCGTACTGCAATATTTTCTATGGCTGAAGTCAAACAAGCAAGTCTGGCTGGGAATAAGCTGTTTATTGGCATCCCAGCGTATGACGGCAAGCTAAACATCAAGACTGCTTTTGCACTGGCTGCGCTAGTGCCAGAGGCGGCTAAGTTTGGCGTGGACATATTTTTGTCGGACATTTCCAATTGCTCAATTATCACTATGGCCCGTAATGCCTTGGTGCATGAGTTTTTAAAAACCGACTCAACTCACTTGCTTTTTATTGATGCTGATGTTGTAGTCAAGCCCAATGATGTATTACGACTTCTTGCACAGGGCGGACAGAAAGATATTTCTGCTGGGGCTTACCCCCGCCGCGCAAAAGACAAGAAGTTCTTTACAGACCTATTCCTTGATGGTAATGGCGACTTGGTGTTTGATGGCTCCTTGATGCGTGTAAAGCGTGTCGGTACAGGGTTTATGTTGATCCAGCGCCGTGTAATCGAAGAGATGATGGCTGCACACCCTGAGTGGGCATACGAGAACAAGGGTAAGAACGAAACAATGTCTGCCGTGTTTGACTTTGACATTGTGGACGGGCAGTACGTTGGGGAAGACTACCTTTTCTGTGACCGTGCAACAGCGATGGGCTACGAGGTATATATTGACGTAGAAATTAGCTTGCCGCACATTGGCATGGAAGAATTTACCAGCAACTTCTACGAGGAAGCTGTAGTCCCACTGATCCAAAATATCCGGCAGTCCAAACTGAAGGTTGTAAATGGCTAAGAAAACACCATCCCTTGCAGTAGGTCGTGGTGAAAAGTTACCTGTCTCCAAAGGGGCGGGGCTTACAGCCAAGGGCCGAGCTAAGTACAATGCCGCAACAGGAAGCAACTTAAAGGCTCCACAGCCCGAAGGTGGCCCACGCAAGAAGTCATTCTGCGCCCGTATGTCAGGTATGCCGGGGCCAATGAAAGATGAAAAAGGCAAACCTACCCGCAAGGCGGCTTCACTAGCTAGATGGAAGTGCTGATATGACTGAACACACAGATAACGTAAAAAACGTGTTGGACTTTGTAGCAGTTTTCAGCACATTTGGAGCATTTTTAGAAATGTTTAACCCACTTTTTGCTTTGATTGGCGCGATAGTGGGTGTCATGCGCATTTATGAAATGGCTACAGGTAAAGAGTTTTCTTCGTTGTTTCGTAAAAAGAAAGACGACGATGCCGAGCAGTAGCGCCAAGCAACACAGATTCATGGAAGCGATAGCTCACTCGCCGTCGTTCGCCAAGAAAGTAGGGGTTCCACAGTCCGTGGGGCAAGATTTTAGCAAGGCCGATAAAGGCAGAACTTTTAAACGAGGTGGTGATATGGCTACAAAAGGTGTGAATCCCTTTGCAAAATTCGAAAAGTCCGGTAAAGATGTCGAGAAAAAAGGAGTTAAAGAAGGCTCCAAAAAAGACATGATGATGGACAAAGCCCAAATGATGAAACGTGGCGGCGCTGCTAAAAAGATGGCTGCTGGTGGTCTAGCTGCTAGTCATAAAGCTGCTGACGGTATTGCTTCTAAAGGCAAAACAAAAGCTAAGCAAATCGTAATGAAAAAAGGCGGCATGGCCTGCTAAGGAGCATTACGATGCCACGAAATAGAAGCCGGGAAATTGGGGATATGACCCCCGAGGATGTGGTTGATCCCGTAGAGGAAGCGTATAAACGCGCTGGTTTAGAAGCAAGCAACGCAGAACTAGCGGCTAACCCGCCTAGTTTTTTAGGTGCATTTCGTAGGCTGGGTGAAGGCAATATTGACCAACCCGGTTCAGAAGCGTACAACAAGTATGGCGCAGGCCGTGGTCGCGCTCTTGAAGCGGCAAGGGCTCAGGCTCGTCCAGCCGCAGTAACTCCTTCGCAAATGCCTGCGTATCCCGGACGAACTGCAAATACTCTTGCAGATATACAAAGTGAGTATGCGCCTTCGGAAACGGCTTTAATGAAACGCCAAGCATTGAGTCAGCCCTCTATGGGGGAAGATAAACGCAGTGATATGGACGATTTCCAAGGAGCGCCTGCGCGTACTAGACAAGTTTCCAGTGGTCTGCCTATGGTTACCAAAGAAGCACTTGCTGCTTCTGGTATGAGTTTGAGGGACTACTTAAATAAGCAACAGGGCTTAACCCGCCGTGGCGGTGGCACTCCCCAGCAGGTAAGTCGCATGCCTGCGCGTCCCGGACAAGAGTCGGCTGCATATAGCAATGAAGGGCGTGGATCAGTTGCTCCACAACGTCCTCGGGGTCAAGGTACTGTTATGGAACAGGGCCGTGGCGTTGACTTATACGGCGGATCATTAAATAGTTTAAGTGATCTTATTGGGGGCAATAAAAAATCAGTTAAACGTGGTGGCGGTGAATACGCAAAAGGCGGTACAGTCAAGAAAATGGCTTCTGGCGGTTCGGCTTCTAGACGGGGTGATGGTATTGCCATACGTGGTAAGACTAAAGGCAAAATTTACTAATAGGACGTAGTATGAAAACCAAACGATATGATGGTGAAGAGGATAGCGAAGTAACGGAAGACGTTAGTTCCGCAGAAGACTACGGTAATGAAGACAAGCGCACATCCGATGCCGCAGTTGTCGCACCATCAGGTAAAAAACCCAAGATAGTTACCAAGGAAGAGCTTGGCGGCATGAGCTTGCGCGACTACCTAAACAAGCAACAAGGTTTGACCCGCCGCAAAGATACAGCTTCGGAAAAACGCCCCACGCGTCCCGGACAAGAGTCGGATACATATAGCAATGAAGGTCGAAATAAACTTCGTGGTATGGAAGAGAACCAAGGCCATAGCGTTTTTCCCGGTGGCAGTCGAGCGCCAACAAGCCGTCAGATAGCAACGCGCATGGGAGTTAACCCTAATACCCTTTTGCCAAATCGTATGGCGGCGGGTGGTTCTGCGTCTAGTCGTGCTGATGGAATTGCCCAACGTGGCAAGACCAAAGGCAAAATGTGCTAAGGAATAATTATGGCTAAAGATTACGAATACACAGACTCCACTCCCGTAGATGAGCCTGTAGCTAAAAAAGCTAAACCCACACCTAAACCTGCGCCAAAGCCCGCCCCAAAGTCCACAATGTACCCTGATTCAGTACCTGTAGACGAGCCAGTAAAGAAAATGGCTAAGGGTGGTTCGGCATCTAGCCGCGCAGATGGGATTGCCCAGCGCGGTAAAACTCGCGGCACTTTCATTGCTTGCGGCGGCGGGATGACAAAGTGAGAGCCTCACGGGGTATGGGGGACATTTCCCCCTCCAAGATGCCCAAGGGCAAGACCCTGCCACGTAGGGATAATACTGACTTTACGCAGTATGCAGAGGGCGGCTCTATTAATGCCGCAGGTAATTACACCAAACCTAGCCTACGTAAACGTATTGTGGCTCAAGTAAAAGCCGCAGCTACCCAAGGTACTGGGGCAGGAAAATGGTCAGCCAGAAAAGCGCAGCTTGTAGCTAAAAAATACAAAGCTTCTGGTGGGGGATATAAAGATTGAAAGCGCCGCAGCAATCCCTAAAAGATTGGGGCGACCAGAAATGGCGTACCAAATCGGGAAAGCCGTCATCAAAAACAGGTGAGCGTTATTTACCTGAAGCTGCTATAAAATCTTTGTCACCGGCTGAGTACGCAGCCACCACTAGGGCAAAACGTGCAGGTAAAGCGGCAGGTAAGCAATTTGTGAAGCAGCCACCAAAAGTGGCAGCAAAAACAGCGAGGTACAGATAATGGCCGAAAAATGGATTCAAAACGCAGTTAAGAAGCCCGGTGCTTTGCGTTCTGCGCTTGGTGCTAAAAAAGGTGAGCCGATCCCCGCTAAAAAATTGGCAGCGGCAGCTAAAAAACCGGGCAAAATGGGGCAGCGTGCTCGTTTAGCGCAAACGCTTAAAGGCCTTAAATGACCACTTCAGGAACTGCCACTTTCAACCTTGACTTAAGTGAAATAGTCGAGGAAGCATTTGAACGTGCCGGTTCTGAGTTGCGCACGGGTTACGATATGCGTACTGCGCGGCGTAGCCTTAACATTATGTTTGCTGACTGGGCAAACCGTGGCGTCAATATGTGGACATTTGAGCAGGGGACTATCAACCTGACTCCGGGGGTAAATACCTACCCAGTCCCTGTCGATACGGTGGATTTGTTAGAGCATGTAATACGTACCGGCTCCAATACCGCGTCTACTCAAGCCGATTTAACCATTACCCGGATTAGTATCAGTACTTACGCTACGATCCCCAATAAGCTACAACAAGCCCGCCCAATTCAAGTGTGGTTTCAGCGGCTTGACGGGCAGACTACAGCATCAATTACTACGCTGAGCGCTGGTATTTCAGCTACAGATACCACTATTGCTGTAACGTCTGCTGCCAACTTGCCCGCTACAGGCTACTTGCTGGTAGGGACAGAAACTATTCTTTACGGTTATACATCAGGGAATACCCTATATAACTGTGTTCGTGGTCAAAATAACACCACGGCTGCTGCCCACTCATCCGGTGATTCAGTAGCTATCCAAAATTTACCAAGGATTACAGTCTGGCCCACACCAGACAACTCTACAACCTACCAATTTGTCTACTGGCGTATGCGCCGTATTGACGATGCTGGCGGCGGCGTAAACACAATGGATGTGCCTTTTAGGTTCCTACCCTGCATGATTGCAGGTTTGGCGTACTACATTGCCCAGAAAATACCGGGC